TGATGGCATGATTAATCCTGATTAGATACGTTTGTTGCACGAACAATACCTATGTTCTTTGTCTCATACACTTTCGACCATGAACCAACTGTTTCCAATACACTTCTGTTTGGATTGACTGTTGATACTGCGTATTTAAGACCTACTGGGTGATAGATGTAGTGGAGATCCACTGCCATTGCTTCCTCAAGAGCAAGAATGTCTCTATCTGTTTGTGTTCTGATTGGTGCTTGCTCACCTGTAACAACTGCCCCTTGTGTAAAGAAGAATGTTGAATACTCAGTTGAAGCTCCGGAACCTGTTGTTGGAATATCGTCAGAAACAATAATTCTTAAACCACCAAATGTCTCAACAACATTAGGACCATCAAATGCTCTTACTGTGCTACCACCTGTGGCGTCTGAATCTGGTGCGCCTGTGTTGTCGTAAATACGATCAATCATATTACGCTCTAGCAAATCACCATAAACATTAGAGTGCATTGCTATAGCTGTAAGCTTGCCGCCTTGATCTCCAAGCTTTGATTTTGCCCTTGCGATATGACGAGGACTTAATGTTGTTGGAGAATCACCTGATTCACTGTCAATTGTTAGATCAAATAAAGCTGAACTACTTGAGTTTGCGTTGATAGATCCAAATGCACCAGTTAAGCAAGAATATAAATCCTTTTGCTTTTGGTTGTTTACATAAGCAGCCATCTTCTGAGCAATAGCAGCCATAGGATCTATGCCACCACCTACTGCAAGTGAAGCTAAATCTCTAGAACTGAAAGC